CCGCTATACCAATAAACCTTGCCACATTGGAGTTTACGGCTGTGACTTCTTTAACTTTTCCAGAGGTTTCCAACGAAACGGCATCACCTGAGCTTATTGCGCCATCAGCAACAAAGCTAACTTGTTTGCCCGCGCCCGCAGGGAATAGATCGGAAAGATTTGTCATCCGGTGTAGTCCTTAATGTTGATTTGGGTGGCTGTTATGGCTTCACCAATAAGCTGCGCGGGGGAGGCACTAGCTGTGGTTATCGTGCCATCACTTTGAACGTAGTAGTCAGAGCCAATTGTAAGGCTTGTCTGCACTTCGTTCCTACTACCCCACGTATTGATCGTTCCGGTAGCTGTATTCAGAATGGCCGCTGAAGCTATGCCTAACAGATTGGTTGCGGTGAGGTTGGTTACTTCGTCTTGTCCCATTGTTATAACGGCAGCGTTACCCTTCCCTGTACTCATCTGATATGCCGTGACAAACTTGTTGTTGGTGGTGTCGTAGGCCAAAGTAGTATTGTACGGCGCTGATGTGGATTGATACACAATAGTAGACCCAAAAGAAATGGAAGTTCCACTTACCGTTCCCGCTATAGCTGTTCCGGGGTCATTGGCAACGGATGCATTTCTATAGACAACAAGGTGGTTCCCCGTGTCTGGATCATAACCGCTAGTTAGGCTGTCGGTATCCCCGTCATTATTAAACTTAACCGCTGTCCCAAAGGAAGGGGTGGTTCCTGATATGGTCGCAACAACAGCATAGCCTTTCTTAGAGTCAGTCAAGTTAGAGTAAACAATCACTGATTTATTCGCAACAGAATCATACGTTACGCCCAGCATAGGCGTGGGGTCATTGTAAACGCTCGCACTGAGAAAGGTAACAGCCGACCCAAAGGCAGGCGTTGTTCCAGTAACAGTGATAACTACGGATGAACCGTAGTTACTGTTCAAGTTATCCCTCCACGCAACAAAGAATTTATTAACAGTAGAATCATAGCAAGCGGTGGGATTGAACGAGTAATTAAATCCAGAGGAGACTATAGCGCCATACGATATGGCTGTTCCGCTTACCGTACCTACAATGGCCTTCATTCTTCCAGTATCGGCAGAGTCTACATAACAAATAAGCACTTGGCCGTTACCAAACGTACAATTAATTTCTGTTGTAGCTCCTGTTTCAAACACTACAGGAGTTCCCCACGAGGTAGTTGTTCCTGAAACCGTGCCTACAACCGCCGTCCCCCTATTTGAGTTACCTTCATCCCGATAAGCAACAACAATTTTATTGTTTGTAGAATCAAAAGCCATTGATGTTATATCTCCCACCGCCCCAGAGCTGTACACAACAGGCGACCCCCATGAGGTAGTTGTGCCACTTACCGTACCGACAATACAGCCTCCGTAATAAGCTGGAGACTGAAAGCCTCCTGCGTAGGAGACAACAACTTTGTTATTAGAAGAATCGTAGGCCATAGACAGGCAGGGGGTGTCAGCGTTGGCATGAAACTCAACTGGAGTTCCTGCGGCAAAAGTTACTGCGGGAGATGTTTGCGTAACCTGAGTAGCAGTCCCTGTACTGTTAAGGATGACAGGCTTGCCCGAAGCAATATTGCCAGAGGCAACAAAGTCGGTATTGTTCTGACCGCCTCCTGCGGGGATCAGCTCGGAAAGATTGCTCATTACACACTCCAGCCAATAGTTCCGTTGATGTAGGTCATGGTGATTTCTGCAAAGTTTTTATCGAACACCAGATCAGTAGCAGAGCTTGCGATGTTAGAACTATTACGCCCTACGGTAAAAGTAGTGGTAGCTGCTGCGCCTGTGCCGTCTTTAATAGTTACCGTGTTACCTGCACTTGGTGAGGAAGGTAAAGTAATAGTAATACTTCCGGCTGTAACGGTAACAAACTCGCCTACTGCTGCTGTGTAGTTTCCGCCTTTGAGAATTGGCAATGCGTTAGCTGAAAGACTTGCTCTAGCCGTAGCTGCCGTAGTCCCGTTAGTTCCGCCGTTAGCTAAAGGCAGCGTTCCGGTGACGTTGGAAGTTAAATTAACAAAAGTTGTTGCTGTTGATCCTGTACCACCGTTAGCTACAGGTAGTGTTCCTGTGACCTGAGAGGTTAAGTTGACCCCCGTCAAAGCACCACCAAGCGTCAGGTTACCAGAGCTTGTGACTGTGCCAGTAAGTGTTATTCCGTTTACCGTACCTGTACCGCCGACCGAGGTAACTGTGCCTGCCCCAGCTTCTGTTGGATTAGCATTAATTACCGCAGCGCCTGCTCCTACACCATCCGTAACAACCATGACCTTAGAGCCGTTGGCAATATTAACCGTAGCGCCCGAACCTTGCTTGATCGTGATGATCTGACTGCCTGTAGTAGAATTCTCAATCAGCCATACTTTAGAGACCGTGTTAGGCCCAAGCGTTACCTCGCGTGTTGCCGTAAGAGAACCTGCCGAGGTAATCTTTAAATAGAATCCACGAGTGGCATCTGCCGTAGCGTCAGGCATGGTAAAGGTTTGGTTAGCATCACTAGACATCTGCTTAGTGCCGTAGCTAAAACCATCAGTAATCAGCTCCAGATTAGTGTTAGTACTGGTTCCCCAGGTTCCACTCTCATCACCCGTGGCGATCTCTTTTAGTCTTAAATTGTTTACATAAGTTGCCATATTTTAGTCCTATGCTGCTGCGTCTATTTCAACCCAGTTAGGGGTTTGTGAATCTGAGACAGTCACCCAATTAGGTGTCTGTGCGTCTGGAACAACTGTCCAACCCGCTATTAATACTGTGCCTACTGCGCCTGTTCCAACAACCCCTACAGGGGTAATATTCGAGCTTCTTGTGTTTGTTACGTTTCCTACTGCGCCCGTGCCTACTGTTGTGCCAACAGTATATGCCACTTCCGGTACAACTGTCCCTACACTTCCAGTGCATACAACGCCCGTAACGGCGACGTTCCTAGCATAAGCTGGGGTTACTGTGCCAATAGCCCCTGTGCCTATTACTCCGGTAACACTTACTACAGTACCCACACTAAAAGTAACTGTGCCTACTGCCCCAGTAGCTGCAACACCGTTGGGAACAACTGAATCGCTGGTGTTAGTACTAACACCGTTTATTTGGCCTACGCCTTGTACACCAGTAATCGCAAAGCTTGCAACAATCCCAACTGTGCCAATTTCCCCCGTTCCGGCTACCCCGGTAGGAGTGATCTGTCCTGTGTAGTCAAGGGTTACTGTGCCTATAGCTCCAGTTCCAACTACTCCTGTGGGAATGGTGATATTCCCGTACTGCAGTGTTACTGTGCCAATAGCGCCAGTGCCTACCGCTGAAACGCCGTTATCGCCCCACGCTCCTTCGCCCCACCCGCGAGCGCCCCAGACAGCGTCAAGGTCTACAGTCTTGGTGGCCTCGCCACCCCACTTGTTGAAGCCCCACGGGCGTTCACCCCACGCGCTGCTCACAGTTAGCCCCTGTTAAGCGATGCGTATAATAGCTGTAGCTGCCGCCGCCGCTGGGAATTGAATCTGGAAATCACCTGAAGATACTGTCTGGTCACCGCCAAAGCTCAACACAGCACACGCAGAATTAGAATCTCCAGTGTCGTAAATCAAACCACCGCAAGTGGTGAAGCTAGAGGACCCCCACGTTTCGTTGGCGAAATCTAAAATTCCTGTAGTGCCATCAGCAGTGGGGGTAATAGACGTTAGCAACTCGCCCGGTCTGGAGTACCCTGTGGCACTAGGTAACTCGTCACTACCCATCTGAGAATAGTTAGTAGTCGCAGCGCCATATGTTCCGCTTCCTGAAGCCACAGCCGTAAAAAGAGCCATCCTGAACCGAGTACTTCCCGCAGTGAAGTTATGTAGACCTTTGAAAAGTTCTACCTTGAACGATGTCGGCATTGCCGTTGCAATTGTAATAGCCATGATTTAAGCCTCTAATAGTTTTACTAATTCTGGATGTCCTGCATCCAGAAAACGGTTGGTTAATGTAGTGTTATGTGAAGCCACAGCTTGACGCAAGTAGCTGACCAGAACACCTCTGATTTCTGTCCTGAAGGCTTCTGCTTGGGCTTGTATGACAGGATGCGAGTTGTTACCGATAGAGATAATTTGATCCAACGCTTGCTCCGCTATCTCTTCAGGGGTAAAACCCCGTCCCGACATAGTGCCTACTTTTACCATGCCTACTTCCATCGAGCCTGCTGTGCTTATCATGGTCCTGGGGACTCCGATTTAAGGGGTATTCTAATGATACCATCTCTGTACTCGTCTCTTCTGCGACGACCCTGTTGTTCAATTCCAAGCCCTTGAATAGCCTGCTTATAACTTGCTTCAAAGAACTGGAGCATTTCTGTTGGACCTTTCGTGTAGCTGTACGCTTGGACTAGGCAAGCATATAGCAACGCCTCTGGGGAATTAGTGCTTACCCACGTTGTGGTGTTTGTTGCAGACAGTTGCGCCGGTCTTGTTATGTAGCCAATTTGCATAGCAATATTAGCATTAGGTGTCGGCGCTAAATAGAAAGTGTTTTCATCCCACACCGAGTAATACTTTGGTACACCTTCGACGCTATAGTCGGGCCAATATTCCTTCAAAAAAGACGTGTCCCTAAATTCAAGAAAAGTCTGAACGCCCCCTATCGTTGTCATTAAATAACGATGCGTCAGAATAGTGCTGGGTGCTGTTAAGAAACGATTGCCCTTTGTGGACGTGCCAGTTGCTTCGATCCTAAATACATCAAGGTCTATGTCGCGCAGGATGCGGTTTTCCGCCATCGTGATAAACGTATTAATTACTGAATTGGTAAACACGTTAGCGTCTACTTCAGTGTAATTCCGTATATTTGTAACTAGCTCGTCATATGTCATTTAATCTACCAAGCTCACTTACGGCGTATTGGCTTGTCCACCCATGCCTGAATGAACCGTACAGTAATAATAAAGTGTAGGCGCGCCTGTAGCCACCACTATCTGTGTATAGGCTCCTGCATTGCCGGGTATGCCATTCGTGGTCACGCCTGTTGTATATTCTGATCCTCCCGAATGCGTTCCATCGGACGTAATAGAAAGACGCAACGGATGGCCTCCATTAGTTCCTGCCGACTGGTCAAACTTATAGGTGGACCCTTCGTTTAAAGTCAGAGTTGCTTGCTGCACACCGTCCACATAATATTTATTGCCTGAACCAGTATTAACTACCGTAACGGTTAATGTTGTAGTAGTAGGAAGAATTATTGTAACTGTCCCCACAGAGCCAACACCCTCTACTGGGCGTTGTGCAGGGAAGGGCTGCATGTTTGTTGTTCCTGACGTGTAGTTTCCACTGCCTATACTATTAAACGCTGCATCGCCGGGTAAACCCAAGAAAACTACCACAGGCTCTACTCTATCTGTTCTAGGGTCCCGAAGAGCTATTGCATCGCCTCGATAAGTCAAAGGCTCTATCTGCGGAGACTTGGGTTCGTAGTCTTCTGGACAGACCATGAAGCCCTTCCAGTTCTTTCGCAGTGTCTGGTAGGGGTATTGGAATCCGCAGTAATCGCAGATTGCAATTGAATACTTACCCGTAGCGTAAGTCACCTTAGCTCACGCTCGGAACAAAATGGACGCTTGCTGTGTCCCTGTCTTCGTTCGCTGCACGAAGAAAATCCTCTTCGTAAATAGCTTTTAATCCGGTTGTGCGATCTGCCGCAAACTTCAAAGAAAGCATATACGCCAAGCCAGAAGCTAAACAAGGAAGGAATCTGAAATTTACATCAGCGGTGTTAGTGTAAGCGCCCGCGTCTTGTATGCGTCGAATTCGGTAGTAGACAAGCGTGTAGGCTTTATCTGCAGCAGGCCAAAGAAAGATAGTAGGCGTTATAGTTCGCTGGACATAGTATTGAGTTGGCCTAGCCTCGGTAAGCTTGTTCGGTACGTTTAAATACTCGGAACGGCTTATTCTCGAAATACTTACATCTTGCTGCTGGCCGTTTATAGTATTCCTAATTACAGC